GGTTTACTATAATAATAGGTATAGGTTTACAAAATTAAATCATGCTTATAACAATGGCAGAATTGGCAACGCTAAAAAATGTGTCTAGAACTGCGGTTTCAAAGAAAGTTAAGTCTGGTAAACTTGATGGTGCAGTTGTAAACCATAACGGCAAAAGATTGGTTAACAAAGAAGAAGCATTTAGGTTATGGGACTTACAAGCACCACCTAGTAAAGATACAACTGTAAGGAAACAGTTAAAACAGGAAATAGATGCAAAACCAGAAGATGAAATACCCAGTTATGGAGAAAGTAAAGCAAAACGTGAGCATTTCTTGGCAGAATTAGCAAAATTAGATGTAGAGCAAAAGAAAAAAGAATTAATTCCTGTTACTGAGATAAAGAAAAGTAGTTTTGAAATAGGTAGAGCTATAAGAGAGAAGTTAACAAACCTTGCTGACCGTTTAGCAAATCAAATAGCAGGTGAAACTGATGCACAAATAATACATAAGTTGTTAACAGAAGAACATAGAACAGCTTTAGAGGAGTTAGTAGAGGTATGAACGCTTGGCTAAAAGGCTTTTTAGACGGTTTAAGGCCACAACCAAAGTTAACTGTTGATGAATGGGCTGATCAACATAGAGTGCTTTCTAGTCGTGGATCTAGTGAACCTGGTAAATATAGGACGGATAGAGTGCCATATTTGCGTGAACCTATGCAAGAATTATCAACAGATAGTTCTATTCAAAGGGTTGTTTTAATGTTTGCTGCACAAACTGGCAAAAGCGAAACAATGCTAAATTGGGTTTCCTATTGTATTGATTATTCACCTGCTCCCATGTTGTTAATTCAGCCAAGTTTATCAATGGCTCAACGACTGAGCAAGCAAAGACTAGAGCCAATGTTACAAGAAACTCCATGTTTGGCTGAAAAGATCCCACCTCCTAGAAGTAGAGATAGTGGAAATAGTCAATTTGCAAAAACATTCCCAGGCGGTTTTCTTGCCATTGGTGGAAGTAATAGCGCTGCATCACTTAGATCAATGCCAGCTAAATATATTGGTCTTGATGAAGTTGATGCATATCCTGGTGATGTTGATGGTGAAGGTGATCCAGTTGCATTAGCAGAAAAACGTGCTTCTACATTTACCAAAAGAAAAATACTATTAACATCTACACCAACAATTAAAGACTTTTCAAGAATAGAGGCAGAATATGAGGCTAGTGACCAAAGAAAATATTATGTACCTGCACCTTGTTGTGGTGCTTTTCAAGTTTTAAAGTTTGATCAGCTTAGATGGAAAAATAAAGACTCTAATACTGTTAAATACGAATGTGAAGTATGTAATAAGCAATTTGATGAAACTGCAAAGACCACAATGTTACGTAAGGGAGAATGGAGGGCAACAAAACCAGAAAATGCAGGTAAAACTGCTGGTTTTTGGCTAAATGGATTAAATAGCCCTTTAGGTTGGTTTTCTTGGGCAGAAATGGTAGATGAATTTTTAAAAGCCAAAGATGATCCTGCATTAATGCGTACATGGACTAATACAAGAAAAGCAGAAACATTTTCTTATGAATATCAATCTAAATTAAATGCAGAAGCATTATTAGAAACAAGGGAAAACTATTTGCCTGGTGAAATTCCTAAAGATGTTGTTTGTTTATGTCTTGGCGTTGATGTACAGGGTGGTATGGGATCAGCTACACAAAGATTAGAAGTTAGTTGCTGGGGTTTTGCTGCTGATCCTTCGGGTATTGGAGAACAGATGTATTTAATAGACCATAATATTATCTATGGTGATCCTAATCAGGGTGAGGTATGGAAAGGCTTAGATGTATTGTTAACTCAAACATTTGATCACCCAGATGGTGGCAAACTAAAAATTAGCGGTTGTGCGGTGGACTCTGGCGGTTTGGCAACACAATCAGTCTATGATTACTGTACAAAACGTAGGGGACAGGGTGTAATTGCTATTAAAGGTAGTAGTAGAAGTGGTGTTCCTATAATTGGAAAAGGTAGCAAGGTGGATATTAACTATAGTGGCCGAATACGTAAAAAATCTGGTATAGTGTATATAATAAATACAGAGGATATTAAGGATAAAATCTTTAGTAAAATCAAATCTAAAGATAAAATCCATTTCCACGCAGAAACAACTGAAGAATACTTTAAAGAGTTGACGGGCGAATATAGAACACAAAAAACAAATAGTAAAGGTTATCCAGTTAGTACATATGTAAAAAAACCAAATCAGGATGTAGAAAAGCTGGATTGCTGTTGTTATGCCTTTAGTATTTATTATTTATTGTTAAAAACGGTTCCAAAGGGCTTATTTTTCACTAATTACGCTAAAAAGTTGTTAAATAACACTAATTTAAATACCAAAAACACGCTAAGATCTAGACAGAAGCCAAAAAAATCTTCTTATGTCACAAATTGGTAGTTATTTATGAACATTCCTAAAAGTTTAAGGTCGGGTAGTACATGGACTTGGCGAGAAGATAGTTTAGTTGATCCTTATGGTGATGCTATACAAAGTACTGATTCATGGGTTTTAACATATTACATCAGGACAAATAGTGCTAGTGGCATTACTGTTACTGGTAGTACATATGGGACAGGTTGGCAATTTGATGTAAGTGCAACCAATACCGCTCCAATATCAGCCGGGGATTATTTCTGGCAAGCAGAAGCAACAAAAGGAGCTTTAAAATATGACGTAGGTAGCGGATCATTAAAAGTTCTACAAAGTCTTGTATATACAGGAAGTGTAAGCTCTATACAGGGCAAATCACAAATTCAGCAAGACCTAGAGGCGGTACAATCTGCAATAAGAACTTTAATAAGTGGTGGTGCTGTAAAAGAATATTCTATTGGTGGCCGTAGTTTAAAGAAATGTGAGTTGGCAGATTTAACAGCATTAGAAAGTAGGTTAAAATTTGAACTTAAGAGAGAACAAAAAGCAGAATTAATAAGAAATGGTCAAGGCAATCCACATAAGATGTTAGTGAGGTTTAACTAATGGGAATCAAAACAGCATGGCGTGAACTTTGGAAATCTAACCCACGCCCTATAAAGAAAAGAACATTTGCAGGTGCAAAACTAGATAGATTAACAAGTGGTTGGGTTCGTACTACTAATAGTGCTGATAGTGCATTAAAAGGTGACATTAAGAAATTAAGAAATGGTAGTAGGCAATTAGTTAATGATGTTGATTATTGCAAACAGGCAGTAAGAAATGTTGTAGATAATATTGTTGGTACTGGTGTTAAATTGCAATCCCAGATTAGGATGCAAAGGGGTGGAAAGTTAGATACTAAGATGAATAGT